TTACTTATCGTACTCCTTCGGTGTTTTAGCTTGAAGATACACCTCTCCATACGCTTCAAGCGTTCCAGATATGACTTGAAACTCTCTCTGTGATAAAGAGTCGATATTCTTTAACTTTGCGTATACCTCTTTGTATTTTTCTTTGAAGTGGCTCTCTTTGTCTTCCTTGCTTGACCACTTTAAAGCATCAGCATACGGCTTTACTTTACCTGAGAAATGATAAGCAGTAAGTATAGAGTACTTACCTTTCTTTCTAGCTGCGTTCTCTATCTTCTTTGCACCAGCAGCTCTCTTAGTTACGAACGTTGAAAACGCTTCTGTTAAATCACTTATAACCTTTTCAAAGAGAGCTGTAAATTCCATACTCTTATTTATTCAAGACGCACGCGATAATACTCAGCAAAATAGTCTCCTAACATGCTAAGCGCAAACACATCTAGATCGTTCGGGAGCTCATCTAGATAGTGAGCTCCCGTCCATTCACCATCTCGTCTATAGTAATCAATTCTAATCATGCTGTCTTTTTCCAAACTGCTTGCTCACCACGGCCGTACTTCTTAAGCTTACCAGCATCAGTCAACTCTTTCAGCGCGAAGTAAGCTTGCGAAGAAGTAAGATTAAGCGACTTCATGATACCGTTCTTGGTAATGTTTGGAGGGTCCATTGCCATAATTTTATTCTCTATAGATTTCTTACGAGCCTTCTTAGAAGGCGCATGAGTAACTTCACGCTTACCAGAGAGCTGAAAGCCATGAGAGGTCATAGAAGCGCTATAGTCAAGCGTAGCACCGAAGCGGTTCTTATAGAAGCTAATGACACGATCTTGCTCATCACCTTCATCGTCCATCATGATCTGAACATTAACATCGACAGCATGAGGCACTAGCGTAGAGCCCTTAAGCTTACCGTCTTTAGTAAGATGCATAATAAAGAACAGCGCGCACTCGTTAGCTTTAGCAGCGTTAATGAGAGTAGTTACAGCATAGCGCTCGAGCTCAGCATGATTAAGCTTGTTGCGAGTACTAAGAGCTTGGAACGAATCGATAACAAGCACATCGAGATCTTGCATAGCTTTAGCAAGGATATCAACATCAGTCTCGTTAGCGATCTGAACGCTCTTAACATTCAAACGTTTACAAGTAAACGCAAGCTGATATTGATTCTCTTCGCCTGAAGCATAGCCTACATCGTAGCCGTTATTAGCTAGAGCCTCCATAAGCTGAAGCAGTAGAGTAGTCTTACCGCAACCAGCTTGAGCTGTAATAGTAAAGGCAGAGCCAGGAAGGATACCCTCACCGAACATATCATCGAACTCTGCAACTCCAGTTTTCATTCGACGATAGAAAATGTCTGGAATTTGAATATCTGAAACTCTCGTAAACGCTGACTTTTCGATTCCTAATTTCATTTGTTTGTTTGGTTATTGATTACTCCTAATTATAAGATAGTTCCTTATTAAGGCTTTGATCCAATTACGATCTTTGACGAGTAATCCCTACCTTCATAAGTAAAGTGCATCACATCACCGTAAGGACTCTCTTCAATATCGAGAAACTCAGTTTCATCGACATTTACCCAACCGTATTCCTTATCTGCATATACCCAGAAAGGGGCACCTGTATTAATCATGCTTTTATAGTAAGATAGTTCCCTAACTGTTTACTTCTGCGTCTAATTTTTTATACCAATCATCTGCATATGCATAGTATGCTTCCATCGCATAATCTCCCGTGGAGTAATCACTTATACGTTCAGTAATTGCGATATCGTCTGAATTACTGTATATTTGCTTCAGAGTCTTTTCTTTAATATATTCTAACACACAATCGAGAACTTCAAGAATTTCCATACCACCTATGGGTTCTTTTTGAGAGTGTTCCTTGGTAATATTATAAATTAAATTAATAGCTCGATCATACTTATCTTTCATTCCTTTTATTGTTAAGAGGTTCCTTGAACTTAACACACCCTACCGCCAAAACAATTCTTGCCTCATTATATAATTGTCACTTTTGGTTACTTTAATTTCAAAGCCATTTTCTTCCAAGGTGTTTTTTACTGAATCAACAAGAACTAGTCCTGTGATATCAGCAAAAAACTCACCCTTACTCGAAGCACTACGCACAATAAAATCAATCTTTTTTAGAGTCTCTTCTGATCTAGTAGAGAGTATCTCTAATGCAATCTTTTTTGCTTCCTGTGCTGTAATCATACACTATTGTAAGATAGTGCTAATAAAGTGCAACACTTAAAATTTATTCGTCTTGTATAACATATCGGCATCGCCGAAGGTGTCAGCTACATCCACATCACCTTTTGCTGTTGCGGTATTAGCTTTGTTTATAAGTTCTTGAGGATCAGCAGGCTTACCATCTGCAAACCAAAACTCATTACCTTCACCGCCATTTTCAAAGATTACAGCAGGTCCGTAGAGATTGTGAAGAACATCGTTTTCGGTGTCAGAGATTTTCTTAGTAGTGAACATAACAATATTGTTAGACCCTAACAAGCTCTTGAAGTCCTCTGCTCCTCCATCGTCGAAGGTTGCTGTGGAGTTAATAGCTCCTTGCTTGGTGAAGTGGTTAACTCTTAGTTTTTCAGGTCCATAAGAATAGAGAGCAGAAGCATCACCTCCTGTGTTTGATGTGTTGGCTGTGGACTCCATTAATGTATTGAAATAAGCCGATCCTGCCTTCTCCATAACCATTCTAAAAACGTCGTTAATTGAATTAATATCTTTTCTATTCATACTATTATTTATTATAGATTACTATTTATTTGATAAATATCCACTTCTTTCCCTGCTGGTCTTTGTTTTTTAACATATGATAAAAAATCTGCTGCAAGACCGGAAGAGTGTGGATTACCATCAATTAGAAATATGTGCTTCAGTGGAGGTAATTTAAAGGGCTTCCAAGCCTCCTCACCATCAGTAAGAAAAATAGCTCCTTTATATTTCTCAATACCTTTTATTTTAGAGATATACTCTGCAACGTTACTAAAGTAATTACCACCTGTTGTGTCTATATTTTTCTTTAACCAGTTCGAGAGCTCCATACCTTTTGCTTCCGTAGGGGTGAAATCTTTCTCTCTGTATACGTTATCAGTATATAAGATTATTTTAATATATAGATTGTTGTGTTTAAATTGTTCTGAAATACGTTGTGCAGTACCTAAGAACTTAGCTATCATTCCTGGTGTAATAGAGCCGGAAGTATCTAGCGCTAGAATAAAATTATTAAGCTGTTTTTTAACTACACGCCCTGGCGGAGTATAAGACGAAGCTGCATACCTTCTAATAGGGTTAGTATGTGACCTCGGCCCTGTCTTTGTAGATAAACTAAAGAGCTCTTTAAGTACATCTTTATAATTTCTTCTATCTAAATCTAATGATGTAGGTAGCGGTGACTTAGCACTTGTACCTTGAGCATTGGCCTGTTGTCTTTCAATTTCACGAACAGCTTCTTTTGATATTTCTTTTGTATCTTTTAATGGAGTTTTTCTATCATTTTGCTTATCTGAACCTTCAAGAACATCATGATCTTTGTCACCATCAACCATCTCATCGTGAGAGTTAATTTTCTCTATTTTGTCTTTTGCTGACCTTCCTTTACCGTCACCTGGTTGCTCTTCCTTATCAGATCGCGCTATATGAATATTATTATCCGGCTTATCACCAGGTTTACCAGGCTTGCCTTTGTTAGCTGACACTACTCTATCTAATTGTTCTAAAGGAATTCTCATTATTTATTAATTTTTCTATATGCTTCTTCTTTACTTATTTGCTTGATAACTGCTTCACCATCTTTAATATCAACAATCTCACCGAAAACGTCTTTACCTTTTTGTTTTGCAATATCACCAACTCTCAGTGGTCTGCTCTTACCGCTCTCTCCGTCGCCTCCTTCAGGATCTCCTCCACCATCATCATCATCATCGCTATCACCATCATAAATGTTTATTTTAGGTATGTTTCTAGCTATTTCTGCGTATATCATCTCTGCTGACTTAGATCGTATTACATAATCTCTACCTGCAAAGTTCGCTATTCCGTCTTTATTCGTGGTCAGGCCTACCTCCCTACCATTAATCATAGGTGGTTGTATGTTCCATTTCCATTTAAGCTGATCATTCATTTCAAAATCAGTAGCAATATTCCATAGAGAATGTTTTCCGCCTCCCCCATCCACAATTATCATTGTTCTGTCTTGCTGTCTTTCGAATGTTCTATTTACAACATGATATACTTCATGAGCTACTAAAAATGTAAATGCATCATAACCTGTACCGCCTTGATCTTCTTGCCCTTCAAGAATATCTCTAATAAATTTTGGATTAAAATATAAATTTCTATATTGATCTACCGCTGCAGTTTGTATATCACTATCCGGAGCAACTATCCGTATAGGCATACTTTTAAGCATATGCCAGAAGTAAGGACTAGCAGTAAATAAATGCCTCTTAATCATTATAATCATACCCTCTACCTCTTCCTTTGTAGGTAGAGAGGAATCTTCCTCATCGTTACTTACCTCAGTAGGTCTAGGTACATCATTTATGATTTTAGTATGCACCAATTTATCGTAGTTATCAACTTCTTCTAGAAAACTTTTATAAGCTTTGTTAAATAGATTCATATTATAGTTTTTTAGCTAATTTATCTTGAACTGCGAAAAGACCTTCAAGTGTATCGTTAAGAGATGGTACATCAATGCCGATAGGACTTGTAGCTTGATCCTCTGCCTCTTCTTCATTTTCACTAGGGACATTAGAATAGTTAGATTGACTGTCTTTCTTAAGTCTATTGAGAGACTTTTCAGCGGCTTGGATCTTACCATTTAACTCAGCAGCTGTAGTTGAAATAAAGGTTTTAATCTTTTGTTTGTCTTCAGGTGTAGCGTTTTGTGTAATAGCAACTTGCATTATAGGCCATGCTTCAACACCATTTAGAAGTGCACCTTTTAGGTAAGAATAAACAATTGCAGCATTTTGCTGTTGCTTACCTACTCTCATTGCTTCTATCGCATTAAAGAATGACATTGCATAATCGTTATATGCTTGTATATCAACTTCTTTTGGATCAGGCTTAGGAAGAGTGCCCTTTTTCATATCTGTATTAAGCAGAGCGCCTGAAGTTAAATACCTATCATAGCCAAATGCTGTTACATATTCTCCTACAAAACCATTTATCCTATCTTGTAATATAGATAGATTTAAAAATAGATCTTTAGTTTCCACACCTTGTGGATTTTCTTTATCTTTTGTTACAAAATATTTTTCAGGCGCTTTAAGCATTTGATCTATATTAGCACCTTGATATCTACGAACGTAATACATAAACTCAGAAGCCCATGGTACGTTAATATCGCCTCTCGCAGCTTCTTCAATTAGAGAAATAAATTTGTTTGTAGGTTTGCCCTGCTTTGCTCTTTCTTGAAATTCTTTTTGTAAAGCGAATATAGAATCAGAAAGCTTTTCAAAGTTTCTAGGGTTAGGATCACCTGTACGAACATTATCATCATCCTCATAAGAGAAATATGTGTCAATTTGATCTGGGTATGATGAATATTTGAAGTTTAAGAATTTAATTATTAACGGGTGATAGACTTGCCTTGTAGTTCCAAGTTCTGTTTTCGAAAACGTCTTAGCAAACTCACTCCATTTTTCAAAAGTAACGTCAAAATAAACAGTTGATACGCGGTTAACCAAAGCTTTATTTAAATCATTGGTACCTGCAAACTTTGCTCCTAGGTTACCTGCTGCATGTACTGCCCAAAAATCCGAGTTACTTATACCTTGCTCTGCTATAGAACGCTCTCCAAAGTGCAAGAGAGGATACATAGCATTTTGTGTCTCTGGGCTAGCTTGGTTAATTTCATCTAAGAACAACATACCTGCAGAATTCTCCATTGTAAGCATCTTTATCCATAGCATGTTTAATGCTTCTGCAGTACCTTTTATTGTCTCACTAGGCTTTGGAATGCCTTTAAACTCAAACGCTTCATAGGCACCTGCACGAATATCGATGAAACAGTAGTATTTTTCTGGGTTATTAAATTTTTCAAGTAACTCATCTTTAGATCTAGAATACAATCTATTAAAATCAACAAACTCTCTACCTACTGCTTTAGCAACATCTTGCGCTGTCTTCTTAACTATAGCTGATTTACCCACACCTGGTCTTCCATATATAACTACAGATTGGTTGAGAGTTCCAGGTCCTTTACCAGACTTACGAAATAGGTAATCATCTAGTGTATCAACGTCGAGCAGATGTATCTCATATTTGTCACCAAACGACTTAGTAGGTAACTCTTGCATATCCTGGGGACCAAACTCTCCAAAGTCTACCGATGAATCAGCTCTACTAGGACCTCTCGCTTCTGTTATGAATTCTAAATAACGTTTAGTGTACGACATACAGTTATTTAGTCTATATCAATTAAAAACAACATGAGAAAGTAACTCTGCCCTAACATTTGCTTCAACTTCCCATGGAAGACCGTTATAAATATCGAGAGATGATGTGTCTATCAGCATCTTTTTACCATTCCACTTAAAATGCATACTACCGGCATCCTTTAACCTACCCTGATAAAACTGCTCAATATGAACTAGCTCATGAATCATTGTGTTTTTGAATGTAGCTAGATCCTGACGCACATCAACCTCTACAACATATTGCCTACTCTCTGAAAATACATTAGGTTTCACGTAGTAAGCTCTACCATAAGCATCTCTAACCGGTCTAAAGACAATGTTGAGATTTCTAGGCAGTTTTATAAACTGCCTAATATCACTAAAACTATCCTTCAATACATCGATAAAAAAAAGAGCATTATCTAAGTGCTGCTTGTAATTACCGTAACGAACAGATGTCGCTAAGGTTATATTGGGTAAACTCATTATTGCTCTTCGATTGTAGGTACCCAGGTAATTCTTTCTACTTCTTCTACTTCAGGGTAATTCTCAAAAAACAAATCACGCGCTTCTGTTTTATCTTCTGCGTTAATATGCGTTGTTAATCGTATTTGCGTTCTTGGATAAATATATTCAACAAGATAAGTTTTCATACCTATATAGATTATATAGTAGTTCCATTGCTCTCTATTTTCTGAACCTGTAATTGAGTTAAATCTTTTAGAGTTGTGTCTATACCATAGTTGAATTGCAAATGAAAATCACTCCAGCTTGACTCAACATCAAGTATATCAGGATGCGGTCGGTTCTTTTTTACGTTAAAAAAATACTCTAACGACATTACGCCGTAATCATTTACCATAATATTTTTATAATCAAGTTTTGCTACTGTACCGCTTTTAAGCAAATGTTGCGTAGACTGCACATTCTCTATTACACTTGCTTTAGCAATCGATTTAATAAAGGGAGTACCGCAAATCTGAGTAAAGGCTGTTCGGACTTGTTTAGGCTGATAAATAATGCCCGGGTCACCAAGACGCTTGCACTGAATATTTATAACATCAAAAGTATGGTTTTCAGAAAGATAGTCACGAACTGTACCTTGTTTAGTATACCAATACTGTGTGATGTCACAAACAGCAAGCCAGTTTATATCGTTACGTACCTGCTCAAAAACCGCATTGTAATTGTCAACCCGTTTCTGCATTTCTTTAACACTAAAAAGACTTATAACTTCTTTATATGGCTGTAATACAGAAATATAATCATCTTCACTATGATTATCAATTAAGTAGAAATGATCTACACCTTGCATTAAATGGTGTTCCACCCACTCTCTTAATATAGTTGCCTCGTTTTTAAAAGTTGCTAAAATAGATAAAAAGTGCATATTATTTAACTCGGTTATTTTGTGCTAATTGTTTTAGTAGATGTGATGAATTATTGTGTGTTGGTTTTGCAGTCGTAGTTGGAATGGTATTTGCTCTAACTAAATTTGCCAGTGTATTATCTTCTACATCATTAACATCATTGACTCTAAAATACTCTTCATCTCTATATGTATCGCAGATATCAAGCGATGGGTACCCCGACGGCGAGCCTCTCACGAGTTTTGTTTTTGTAAAATACTCTCTTGACATTACTCTATAATGGTTCAAGCGAATATCTTTATAATCTATCTTTACTGTTGTGTTTTCTGTCAGGGAATGTTGGTGTATATTTAAAATATTTGCATTAGATGTTCTTACGATAGACTTAATACTACCGACTTCTTCAGCTCTTTTTATAAAAGACTCTCTAATACTCACAGGTTGTGTATCATAACCTGATGATCCGTACGCGTACCATCGTGTGTAAAGTAGATGTATGTCCTGCTTATCCAATTCTTTCATATATTCATTAGCAGTTCCAATAGGTGTAAACCAATATTCATCGATATCGCAAATGGCAAGCCACCTCACTGTGTGTTTAATCTGCTGATACACAATATTATAGTTATTAACCTGTTCATACTTACCTGGCAGATTATAAAGTGTTACATAACCATCCTTTATAAATTCCTTTAGGACCTCTTTGTAGTTATCATCACTATTGTTGTTAATTAGATATATGTGATCAAAACCTTGCCATTTATGGTGTTCTACCCATTCCTTTAAAATCATTGCTTCGTTTTTGAAAGTCGCTAAAATGGCGAGATAATGCATATAATATATATTAATATATCAATTCATAACTATCAACTTTTTTTTATAATTAACTAATAGCGTGTAGAAAAATAGCAAATATACGCTATATATAGGTATATGAATATCAGCGACTTTAAAGCTGCACTGCAAACAATAGGTGAAAAAAAATCACCAGCGCTAGAATATAATACAGTTAGCGTTTCTACCTTCAAAGGTGATACAGATTTTAATATTCGCGATCATGTGTCTCAGCGAACATCATATAAGTTAATGTATGATTATTATGATGATTTTGATTCATTCAATCAAACCAAAACCATATCAAAAGACATAAAGACACTAATGCCAAAAATGCTAAACTGGAGAAAAACAGAAGCGGATTATTATATTTGGCTAGACGGTAGTATGAAATTTACAACATATATGTCGGTTGATTGGATGATAAATTATTTTTCTGCAGCTGATGAAACTATAATGCTATTTAAGCATCCATCACGCGCTAATATAATTGAGGAAGTAGATTACATTGAATCTGAAATAAATGCAGGTAATCAAGAGATGATTGAACGGTATAACCTAGATGAACTTAAATCGCAGGTGATGCGCTATATCGAGGACTTTCCATATCTCAAGACTTATCCCCTATTTGACACTCGCGCTTTTATTTACAAAAAAGACTTTATAGATAAACCTCGTCATTTTAGTAATTTCATGCTTGATTGGTTTGCACATACAGTTACTGAATCTATGAACGATAAAATTAGTCTTGCATACACACTAGCATATAGACGTACACGGCATGATGCATTTGATGGTAATTTGCTTACTAATAACTTTATTAAACCAAGATGACAAAACTTACAGTTATAACAGAGAGTTGGCCGACACTTGGTGTGGACTCTATCTACCTCAACAAAGCTTTTAGAGAGCTAGGTAGTGAGGTAGATATATGCATATACACCACATCAAAAGATGGTTATAGTGTAGTAACCGGAGGTAATAACATATTAATACACCGTGTAGAGTCTGTTCCACACAGAGCCTCTAAACGATTTTACGATAATATTTATGATCAAATTAAAATGAATGCTTCGGATGTACTATATACAATATCACCAACTTCAGATTTTTTCGTAAAAGCATCAAAAAATATAGCGCATTGGCCAGCAGGAAAAAATGTAGATAAAAATATAGCGCATAATTATAGCTACCATGTTACTTTTGATTCGCAGCATAAGGCAGATCTCGCCTCTATAGGTGTACCGGGTAGTAATATCTTTATAATGACCCCGAACGATATATGCAATACTATAAAAAATATAATCTCTTAGATTATATTACAGGCCGTCTCTTCTTATTCTATAAGTTGTTTTTTTTAATTTCAACCTTTTAATTATTTCTTCGCGCTCTTTCTTTGAAAGCTTTCCTCTAAAAATGCGGCGGAAAAGAGTGAGAAAGATGTTCATGATATATTATTTATCTATATAGAGACTAAATAATGTTATGTATGATAGTGATGTGAGAGTTAATCAGAATTTACCTGAGTATGGTAAATTTGTTGAAATAAAAGGAGATTCACGCTTTCCAGCGGTTTCTGTAACCCGTTTTAATAGTCCTAATGTAGCAGGAATGGCTCCAATCTCATCGGTTGATACGTATTCAAAATATGCAGTATTAACTCATTTAGTTAACGCTTCAGATATTAACCTCACTCTTTCAGCTAGTAATGTTGATATTGGCAATGTTGGTATCGTTGATCATACCACAGGAACAGATGTATATGCACAAATAGTCCGTACAGCTACTGTAGGTGGATCTGAAGTAGGTGCAGTGCGAGTTATAACAACAGGCATTACTCCTATAAGCGGTACTATTACTGTTAGTAATCCTATAACTGCTGTTACAGTTCTTAATACAGTTAGTTCGTTCTCTCTAGTTAATCCAGTTACAGCAGTTACAATTAACAATCCAGTTAGTTCTTTTTCTTTAGTTAATCCAGTTACAGCAGTTACAATTACAAATCCAGTTACTGCTATAAGCGTTACGCCTTTAATTAACTATTCTGGAAATTACAACTTAGCGTCTGATGCGTTTGGTCGCACAAGAACGTCTTCACCTCTAACTCTTTTTGATTCATCACATAGATATGCCGACAACAATCTTTGGTCTACTCTCACAGGTGGCACAACCACAACCTCTGCATCTGCTCAGTTTAATCAAAATCAAGGACTGGTAGAGTTAAAGGTAGATGCATTAAGTGGCTCTAAAATATATAGAGAGACAACAAAAGTGTTTGCTTATCAACCAGGCAAATCGTTACAGATAATGAGTACCTTTACTTTTAGTCCTTCTACTACCAACCTAAGACAGCGTGTTGGTTATTATGGAGCTGAAAACGGTATATATTTAGAACTAGATGATAGTTCATTGTATATGGTTGAACGCAGCCTTGTAACTGGTACTGTTACTTCAACGAGAATACCACAATCAGGATGGAATGTTGATAAGCTTGATGGTTCAGGCCCATCAGGAATTACGCTTGATATTACAAAAGCACAAATCCTATTCATGGATATAGAATGGCTGGGGTTAGGTACTGTTAGAACTGGGTTTGTTATTAATGGTCAGTTTGTACCATGTCATTACTTTCATCACGCTAACATAATTGACTCTACATATATTACCACCGCGTCTTTACCTCTAAGATACGAAATAGAAAATAAAGCAGCTACATCAGGCCCTAGTAAATTGAAGCAAGTATGTAGTACGGTTATATCTGAAGGTGGCTATGAATTAAGAGGATTACAACAAGCAGCATCTATCCCAATTAATGCACCAAAAACATTTGCGGATGCAAATACATATTATCCAATCATTTCAATTAAATTGAGAACAGATAGATTGGATGCTATTGTTATAATGACAGCATTATCCATTTTAGGAGCTGGGGATAATAAAAGCTATAATTGGCAAGTTAGAGCATCTGGAACAACAACAGGTGGGCAGTGGTTGAGTGCTGGATCAGATAGCGCAGTGCAATATAATATTAACGGTACAAGTTTTGCAGGTGGGAGAATATTGGCTAGTGGATATGTGAGTTCTAACAATCAAAGCTCTGCTTCTGTTGATATTCTAAAAGAAGCTCTCTTTAAATTTCAACTGGAGAGAAATTATTTTACCAGCACTCCTTACGAACTCACATTAGTTGCAGCTGCTAATAGTTCCAGTGGAGCAACTGGTATGTATGCTTCCATGGATTGGGAAGAGATAAGTAGATAACAGACTAAATAATTAACATGAAAGAGGTAGTTATTAATTTAAATGTAAATTCTATAGCGAGTGTGGATTATTCAAATGATCGAGCAACACCTAGAGTGAATGTCTTTAGGGAACCTTATACACTACCTGTAGATCATGTATATTTAGTAGATGATAATAATAAACCGTGTTTAGATATTACGTCACCTGGTCTATACACTTATTCTTTTAATATTAATGAAGCAGAAGGCGAGCGATGTGGTGTGGATATCTTTAGCGTGCTCGCAAATGATGTTTATATAGTATCAGATATAATCCCCGTTAAAAAACTATTCGGTACAATTAAACAACACCAAATATCTATACGCAAAGGCGGTATCTATAATATTACAATAGATATTCTATAATAATCAAAAAAATATTGGTGGACACGACGGGAATTGAACCCGTGTCCTCTACTAGCTCCTACCGATCTTCAAACATGCTTATATTTGGTTCGTTAAGGTGAACCACACCTAGGGACGAATTGACTTCGTCCTCCACCAATGCATTAGACAGAATGCATACTGTTTGGGTTACCTGGTTTGTACTCAGAGCAGAGCAGGTTTTTCTCTGAGCGTTTTAGAACTTAAGCTGCGAGAGCAAGTTCACCACCAACGAATGACTCGTTGCGGGAACCGCGTCCGAAGATTGCGTTCACGACGTTTTTAGCTTTGCCGTTTGTTTTTGTTGAAAGGCTTTTTAAGAGGCCAACCTTGTCATTCCTCTGCATGCTAATCAATAGAACACTCGTACAGTCGAAACCAGAACGTGCCCTAAATTGTATGGCGGAAGCAAAGAGAATCGAACTCTTGAGGGCTTTAAGACCCCAGCTGTTTTCAAGACAGGTTCCTCGACCGACCGGACTACTTCCTTAAAATTATTGTAAAATATATTTAATAAAAATCAACTTTTTATTTCGTGATATCTTTTTCTATCATACATTCTACCCTTACTAACTACCATGTTTATATTTACATAAAAACTCGTCTTTGCGACCAACAATACTCAGAACAGCACTGATAGTATGCATCTTCTAAATTATCATAAATAACATTAAACCTAGTATGTATGTGTGCATGATTTCCACACTCGTAAATATTACCGTTAATGCGTGCCATTCCTGCAGAAACGTTGGGTTGAAAGGTTGGTGTTTCGGAAAAAACTATGTTATTATCAATAACACTAAATTGACGACCTCTAGGGAAGGAAACTACACCTTCTGAATAATTATCTAAGCTCTCTAGCAGCAAAGGAGATATACCATCATCATCATCTAACCGTACTGTTGTAGTATTATTACAGATCTCTTGACACTGTTTGCGAAAATCATCAAGAGATACATAGTGTACTGTTATGCGCGAGTCATCTATTTTTATCCTATCTTGTAAAAACTTCCCGGCAAATATATGCCATGTAAAATTTTCATCTGTTTGACTTAAAACAGATGGCTTTGTAAGTTTTTCAAATACGTTAAATTTAAATTCAAGACGCTCTTCATCTCGTACCTTATGTGCTCCTGTCGGTAGAAGACCTGGTATGCTAAATCGCGTTACAATTAATTTCATAAGATTATTTCTTACGACTCTTTTTGACCTTTGGTTCTTTAACTGTTTTTGAGATCGTGAGAGTCTTACGAATCGTTACATTGCCACTCTTAACGGTAGCTCTTTTTGTTCTTGTTGTTGTTTTGGCCATATGCGTTTATATTAAAATTGACTAACGGAAAGTCTATACAAAATCTTTCGTAAAGCAAAATCTTCTTCATCAGCTTTACGAATAATTTCAGTCTCTGCTGTAAAATTGTGTGATGTGTGTGCATCATGATCAACAACTAAATTACCGTTTTGATCAACATAGGCTCCTACGGGCCATGAGAGAGCTCGACGAAGAGTCTGTACGGTTACTCTAAGCTCTTCCTGTGTATCGAGCTCTGCTTCTATAATTGCTTTTGCTTTTACTTTCATACTTTTAAAGTGGTAGCCGTGGTCGGACTCGAACCGACAAGCCAGTAACGGCAACGGATTTTCATACCACTATAGTTTTCACTACCCTTTCGGTTTGTGGTCTGGACTATACCTTGATCATAGTATCTCTACCTTAGATCCTCGCCGTCTAGTCTCTACACCTTCCTAATTTCTTAGGCTTGGCTCGGGGTTAGCATTTTAAAGCCTTCACCGAATTTGACGAGTTCTACTCCTATCTTTTCAAACAGGGCACTCAAATTTCTCTAAGTCCGCAATGTTTACCAATTTCATCACACGGCCATTTTATTCTTTCTACATCGTTATTATAAGCTAGTTCCTTTAGATTTTCCACAGTAAGTTTCTGTCTGAGAGTGACAAGATGGAATATTTACTTTCTTATTAAATCTTTATTAAAGTGTGGGTGATTGAAAATATACCACCATATGCGCTCAAAAGCGCATGCTGTAAAATAAAAATTATATACACCGTGTCTTTTCCAAAAAAGACCAGTTGTGGATTCGAGACCAACAGATGATCTCAACCAACCTTCATATATATTTTCTCGTTTAAAGTTATCTATTAATTTAATATAGTAACATTTAGGTTTTTGTAAGATTAACTCACGGGTTAACCCGAATTGTGCCCCGACTCCAAAATCGGTTCTATCTGGCAATTTATATAGACCTGCTGCATTTAATATTTCCTTTACGTTAAGAAACTGTTTATGATGTCGATGAGCCCAGTGCCTAGAAATAACTGCCTTTGTATACCATGTAAAATCAGCTAACACTGGTTGATGAATTTGTTCTAAAAAATCTGGACAATGATCAAACGGGCGACCTTGGCAAAAAATTGTATAATCCGCTAGATTATCGTAATTTTCGATAATATGCGTTAAGTATGTATGTGCTTCTTTCCCTATATTAAGTAGATGCTTAAAGCTAGGGTTAATATCAGTACTATCTTTATTATACACAATTATATCAAACCCTGCAACTTGTTTTAACCAATCAATGCTCTCTTTATATTTTGCAACAACAAGTTGTTTTGTCTTAATATTGTTATATTGTGATTCCATCATATAATGTTAGCTACTATATTTTATATCGGCTCTCAAGTAAATCAATGGTGGGCAAGGAGAGACTCGAACTCTCACGCATCTCTGCACTGGCTTCTAAGACCAGCGTGGCTACCATTACACCACTTACCCTAATTAAATTACGAAGAGAGAAGGTCGCTAAATTCTCTTTCTGATCTCGTAAGAGCATCTATATTCTGCTTAAGTGTCTCAGCTCTTTTAATAGTCGATTGAATTTTTCCTTTTGGTACAATCATGAACCTACCATCCTTTAAGCCGAAGTTACCACCTCTACTGCCAGAGAATCTCAGATAAAACATTGGATCGTAACCACTATCTTCCTCAGGTACCTCTCCGTTATACATGACATGATTTGCTTTGAGCTCGTATGTATCATCACCTACATTATCTAACTCTACTTTACCTTGTAGCAGCACATGAACATTATCCTCACCAAACTTTTCACCATAATCAGCTCCATACATAGACATTAATTTAAGCTCTTTACTATTAATTTTTCTGTAATAAGATTGCTTAGACTTAACACCGTCTGGAAATTTTTCCTTCATATCCGAAACAAACTTTTCTACTTCTTCATGTTTACAAATGCTCTTACCAGACTTGCAAGTTATTCCGCCATACTGCTGAAAGTCAGTAGGTTTGCTACCATCTTTATGTGAGATAAAGATAGCAGGACTTCCGTTGTATGTTAGGCTGAAATCACTTTTAGGCATACCCTTAGTTGTTTCAATGCCGTTTATTTTAGACTTAACGCCATTTATATCTACATAGAAAAAGTCTTGTTCTATTTTTAGTAGAATTGTTTCTATCTGTCTTTTTATATTATCTATAACGCGGTTCTCAGCTTTAAGTGTAGTACCTTTGCCTTTACCTAAGACTATAGGATATTCGTTTCCTTCAGTATCTTTTACTATATAAGTATCGAATTGACTAGAGGTAGACCCTTCATCACCTGGCTCTGCTATACGTACAATTTCGAGATCTGCATCTTTAAGAATTTTTTCAAAACTACCTCTGTCAAAATTATCTAGAGGCTGTAATCTAACGTCTTTAGACGAGGCACCAGGTTCTAAATTTTCATCCTTAGATGAGATAATAGTAGCTATTTCTTTCTTAGAATATTTTTTCTCTCTAAGTACATTTATTTTATGTCTATCTTGCGGTATACTACCTTTAGAAGCAACGCGTTTAGTATAAATGTTTTCTATTTCCCAAGAGTGCATACTTAATATATTTATTCTATTTATTAAAAAAGAAAGATGGTACGCAAGGAGGGATTCGAACCCCCGACACTCTGCGTGTAAAGCAGACGCAACTACCACTGTGCTACTTGCGCGTTAAAATTGTGGACGCACGTTCCAGTAACGCTCTGGACTACGCGGTTTTGCAGACCACTGCATGACTTCTCTGCCAACGTGCGATGTAAAGTATTAACCGAGACTTGTATCACGATCTATCACATTAAGAGTAGGTATCTCAATCTCAGGCTGTGTGGGCTCTGGCTCTTTATCAGGTGTTTTTTCTTCTTTGAGAAGAGATCCTGTTGAAGCAATGTTATAAGATAAAAGAAGAGCTACTGCAAGTGGATCAAATACTGCTATAATTACACAGATAAACCAAATAACAACGGTATCAAGAGGTTTGTCGACCTGTTGAGCTATAAACTTAAATGTACCGATATCTTTTGCTTTAGATATCTCTGTCTTTAATTTTAAGACTTCGTTATCCTTTTCAAATTTAAGCGTTTGAAGTGATTGTGTTCTTGATGTGAGGTCTTTAATTTCTGCAGCTGAGCGTTCAATATCAGCGTAAATAGGAGCAGCTGACTGTCTAGACATAGACGGTAAGCGCTTTTCCTGCGATTCACGTGACTTATTGAGTGTATCAATACGAGTATTAATCTGTTGTATTTCGTTATCGAGACTTGTTTTTTGTTGTTCAATAAGAGTTATCTGTGAATCGATGCCTGAAAATTTAGCTGAATTAACTTGGTAAGCAGAAGAAAGATAACCAAATATACCAAGAGATGTTATTGCCATTAAGATAAGAATAGCAATTGACATATATGCTTTAAGCCACCACACTGTTTTTGCCCAGTAACGATATAAATAGGAAGTACCTACAACCTTACCAAATTCAAGCGCACCTGCCATAATCAAGACCTGGTAATAGCTGCCCATGAAGAGAGTCGCAATACCCTGTACAGAAAAATACGCTGCTGATCCAGCTACAAGCATAGCACTTAGAAATAATAACAACCTGAAGAACATGTCTATATTTATTTAATCTTTTTTTATTGATATCATTATACCTCTTTGTATATCAATTGATTTCTAATAGCGTACACGAAGATCCGAACGATTGATCATTCCAGTCAATGAGAGGTAATTGCAAATGTTTTCTCCACTCGTTCATCTGTTGCATCTTTTGATCGTGATTGTATGCACCTGTAGCATGATGCAATGTTAATTCTTTTGCGTGTACATCTCTAATTGCGCCTGAGAAAAAATAATTAGAATCTAGAAGAGCACGCGATACATTAAGCTCTCTAAGCAAATTGTTTATAACACTCTGATCTCCGAGTTTATACTGTGAAAAATCATGTTCTAATGTTTTGTCTAATAATAGAGAAATTTTGGGAGACTTTTTAATCATAAAAAATCCAGTATTCGCATCTTTATTCAATTCATACCATATGCAATTGTTGCTATTAACAAAAGGTTGATCAGATTGGCCAATATACAAATATTGGCTTTCTTTCATGTCTTGCCAAACTTTAACAATTACTTCGGGGTTAAAAACTTGAATGTCGGAATCTATTAGACCAATAATATCTCCATCATCTACAAGATCATACAGCTCTTTTAAGAGCTCTATCTTTTTCCTCACAAAAAAGAACCATTCATTGCTTCGAAAGCCGTTAGATCGTTTATTAAACTTACATGCATTTATGTGTATTCGATCATGTTCTAATCCACGTGTACAATTTCGAGCAAGCGGAGCGAATTCTTCATTATAACAAACTATAAAGTTTAAATGGTTATTTTTATATATCATATACAGTATTTACACTCATGTAAAAAAATGGCACGTCGTGTAGGAATCGAACCCACGTTAGCAGATTTGGAATCTGCAGTCCTGCCATTGAACGAACGACGCATGGTGGAGGTTACCGGATTCGAACCGATGACATTCTGCTTGCAAAGCAGACGCTCTACCACTGAGCTAAACCCCCTTTAAAAAAGACAAAGCGAAATTTAGTTTAATCAAAAACCCAGTTTGTTCTTTAATTTCTGAAATGTAGATTGAGGCTTAAAGGATTTAACCTTATGGGCAGGAGGAGTTGATTGCCTCTTTTCCGACCTTGCTCCTACATCTTTAGCTTCTTGCTTTAATATATCTGAAGCCTTGTAACCAAAGCGATGGAGATCAAAATACATTTTTTTGTCTGTATTAGTAATATATTTTTTTGCTAACTGCTCAGCAGCTGCTATAATCTGTTCGGGTGTACTTTGAGCCGTTAAATTTAATTCCTTCACGTATCTCAACGAACCTGGTTTATTATATGTATCTAAAAATACCTTAGGATCTTCAAAAGTTGATCTTATATTATCTTGGTTCATTCTTTCCCAGTCCCGTCTTGATGATTGAAGTTCTCTTTCTTGCTCCTGTTCTCTTGTTGGTCTTGACCTGGGCGCAGAGTCTTCAATATCCCCATATTTATTACGAACTTCAAAACTAGCCTCTAAAACCTTATCATATGCTTCAGCTATAAGAATCTCATCTCTCGTCTTCATTATCTTTATTTATGCAAATTTATCAACTAATCTATAAAAATGGTCGGGATGACACGATTCGAACATGCGACATCTGCGTCCCAAACGCAGCGCTCTACCAGGCTGAGCTACATCCCGTAAATGGAGCCGGATATCAGAATTGAACTGATGACCTATCGCTTACAAGGCGATTGCAACTACCACTGTGCTAATCCGGCGTAAAAACTTATAAATTGTTCATACTCCCTCTCTTTTTTCCGTTTTGTGGAACAAAGTCGGGGAGATATTTAGAAAAAGATTTGACAAGATTGGGTTGTGAATGCTTATAACCTATTCTTTGAACACCACTAAACCCTTCCTTGCAGTATATATTATATAAATCACTAAGCTCTTTTTGTTTGTTTAATAGATTGAGCTGCATTTTTTGTTGTCTTTGTTTCTTTTTTGCTTCTTTTGCTCTGACTGTATGATATGAAGCAATTCTTCCTCTCTCCCAACCTAGAGGTATTTGTTCTATTGTTTTTGCTTCCTCAATACCGTTAGTAATCCAGAAAGTTCCCGATTGTGAATTATTTTGACCACTTTGTGATGCTGATTGAGCTTTACTAAACTTTCTTCTCAACCAGCCATACATTTTGTTGTTTAGCCTTTTAGGTATCATCATTGCAGCAGCTCTAATTAGTTTATAATTATTTGGATTGATCTTAACTAATAATTGATGCGCTATATAATGCTCTTCTGGTGTGAGGCTAACAAGATTACTTTCTTCATCGGTACCTCCCATACATCTCGGAATGATATGGTGCTTTTCTTTATAGCCTTCTAGAACTCTTTCTCTTCCTCTTTCTATGAGTTTATTATAGATTAGTTCGTAATTCATAACTGTTAACTATAATATTTAATGTATTACTACCAAATTAACAGTAAAAATGGCTCCCCGGGTTGGTCACGATCCAACGACATCCGCATTAACAGTGCGGCGCTCTGCCAACTGAGCTACCGGGGAATTAAAAATTGTGCAGGGTTTATCGTCATTCTCTTTGGACATCCTCCTGCTTATTCCAAATCAGTTGGGAGCTACCACAACAGCGAGCTTACTTATCAATTACCATTGACAAAAGTGTAGAGCTCTTTTGCTCTATCAATTATCTGTTCTGATGTAGGTAGAAGATCAGCAATTTCTTGCTCGTTAATTTTTTCTTCTACCCATGTTCCATCTTCTATCATTCGCTTCTTTCTATTGTGAAGCTTTTCGTGATAGATGTTCATAAGATCGCCGTGAGCGATGCTTAATACTTCCAACCTTATTTCGTATGCATTTTTTTGTGTGTTCATATGTGTGTAATGTCAGAGTGTTTTGTCTGACGATACTACTTATTGCACAAATTATCAAATGCAAGAAAATTTGCCCATAACAGATTGCTGCTACACTCACCCAGGGCTGGGGCTATCTAGAAACCACATCTAGCTGCGTCATACTTTATCGTGTATGAATACGAATTGCGAGGGGGAGGAATTTAACCTCCACTCTAGACTATGGGCCTAGCGATCTCCGTATGATCCCTCTCGCAAAGTGTTTTCCCCACTACCGAATAATTGACCAGAGTCAACTTGAAGAAACGCAGTGACTATTTCATCTTGGTGGCTAATTCCAAGACTAGTTTAATGTGCGTCGGATTACATTCGGCGTCATCGGGTTGCCATCCCGTTCTTAGCCTCAATGCTCATTGTAGGATCATCGCCTACAATGGCAGGGAAAAAAATTATTCGGCTAGTGCTTCATATCGACTTAAAATGTCTGTTGTATCAATATGATTGCGTTGTGGAAAAAAGGCGTAATGAACAAATAAAGTATCACCTATAATTCGATTTATTGTACCTAGAGAGCGTGGCTTATCTACAGATAACCACTGTTCTTCGTTTTTACTAACAACTCCGCTAAATTTTAAGAACTCATCACCCCGCCATGAAATTACATTAATAGAAACACGCTCATTAGCATATAACTGCCAATCTGGAAGAGTAAATTGGTGATCTTGTGCAAGCTTACTTAAAAAATCGCGATGTAATTTTTCTGCAAAGTCTGAATTCTTCCATCCTGTTGGGCACATACATGCATAACTAGACCTACCGTAGGATGCATCAAGATTACCAGTGCGTTGATGTAGGTGTGTAATTAATGCATTATTAATAATATTACCGTATAACAAAAACGATGAAGTATCCTTAATACGTGCATCGAATAGACTTGTTAGTGACCCTTGTCTAATATAAACAATATCATCGTCTAATCTTACATATATTTCATCAAGATTAATATAATCTGTAAAAAAGTTATAGATTGAATTGATACCATCTACAGGCACAGTAGGGTATTTGATACAAATAAAATCATACTGTTCTTGTAACGATTCTATATATCTAATATCGCTTTCATCGGTTGTATTAAGCCAGATATCCCACCTATCAAATTCACCTTTACATTTTATAAGATGTTTTAATAAAATCTTTAAATATCGCTCTCTACCAGCTGGAGTAACTATAATGCGCAACATAATGTATTTATATTTTATAATTTAAATTATAAATATCCATATATAAATGGTGGGCAGAGCTGGATTCGAACCAGCGTAGGCGTTAGCCAGCAGATTTACAGTCTGCCCCCTTTAGCCACTCGGGCATCTACCCATAAAAATTGGTTGCGGGGGTGAGAGTCGAACCCACACCGAAGCCTAGCTTATGAGACTAGTTCAGCACCACTACTGACTGCCCCGCGATTGAAAATTGAGCCGACTAAAGAGGCGACATAGATACATTCCCGTACGCACCCGCATACGCAGTCCTGCACGTCATCTGTATCTATATACCGGGCATGGAGCCCGTTAACCTCTCTAGCGGCAAATATTAAAAAGTTGAAATTTAGTGAGCTTATTGCATCTCAATCTCCCTCTCGGACCTTAGTGGCTTCTGGCGCTCACTACCTTCTGTCTTAATATAATATCTAAGTTCCTTTAATCAAATAAAAAAGCGAGCTTTTTTAGGGCTCGCTTTTTTTATGTACCAGGAATGAAAAGCGAGCTTAAATAACGTACCATCCTGGGCAATTATTGCCAGGTAGTACAGTTACTGTTGTATAAGTGCTTTGCATGTAAGTTTATTTAGTCTAGTTGTATGATTTTTTATACAGTTATTCTGATTCTACTGCGAATTGCTGAAAGCTTACGCTTCTTGAGAAGTACTGCTCCACCTTCGCGTGATCCTTGACCATCGGTATTACCTTCGATTGTATCGATATAACCGTCTTGAGGATCGCTTATAGCTAAACCAATGTGTGAGAAGGTAAACATAACAATGTCGCCAGCTTTGATATCATCTTTGTGAGGCTTCTTAAGTTGAACTTTATTATTCTGTTTTGCTGCCCAATCTTCAAATCCCCAAGCACTTGCTGTTGTTGGTCTCTTGAATGTATACGAATTGTCTTTCATAGCTTCGCGCATTAACCAGCAGATGAACGCTGCACACCATGGCCATCCTTGTTCTGGATCTAAGGAGGTTGCTGATTTATATTCGTTAACTCTTGGACCGCAGTTAGTGCCATTTACTTCTTGAACTCCAATTTCTTTCCTAGCTAATTCAACTAACTTTACTGCTAGAGGAGCTTGTACAGCTGCAGGAGCTGATGCTGTAGTTGATGCTGTTACGATAGGAGCTTTTGTTGAACCCTTTACAAGAGCTGCTTCTTCATCTCTACGTCTTAGTAGACCGTCTAGACCTTTTCCGACCCAAATACGCTTCATGTTTGTAATCTCTTTAGCAATTGCTGCATAGTCTTTACCAGCAATAAGACCGCGAATGTTTTTCATTTCTTCACGATTCTTACCAGTTACAGCTGCACCTCTATTGAATACAAGAGATACAAGAGCACCAAATGCATCTGGATGAAGCTCATTAGCACCTGGGAATGCTTTAAGTGTTTCATTTACAAATCTCGGTAATGTACTCTCTTTAAACACCTTAAGAGCGCTCTCCCATGGTATCTCAATATCCTTTACAGAAGGTATTAATGACTTAGCTGATGAGTTTTTAGCACCTAAACATTTGGATAATCTGCTAAATACATCGCCTGTGAGTACTTTACCCCAATCTGATGTGAATTGATCATCGGTGTTATAACCTAAGTCATAACCAACGCCGATTGTTACACCAGAAGCACCGCCTGGGTAGCATGGCTTCTTAAGTGCTTTATTATAATAAGCTTCACCACCGCCTACTTCATGCTTGATAATTAAATCTAAAGCTTTTTGTGATATTGGTAGTTCAGGCTCTTGTACTGGAGCTGGTACTGGTGCAGCAACTGGTGCTGGAGCTGATGGTTTTGCACTTGACTGAGCTACTGATTTAGCTGTAGGTGTAGTTAAGTACTTTAATACTGATGTTAATATGTCTAATGCGATTTTCATAATCTTAAATATTTATGAAAAAAGGAATAAATACTTATGTTATGGAACAAATTATTCAACTACTCCAAGGCCAAGAATGGTTCGGTATCTTATCAGCAGTTGTTGCTTTAGCTTCAACTATCGCTGCTTCAACACCAACACCAACTCCTGGTACACCGCTTGCAATGCTCTATAAGGTTATCGATGTTTTAGCATTAAACATCGGTAAAGCTAAGCAAAAAGGCGACGAAAACTAATATCGTAAATGGACTTTATAGGTCTAATAAAGAACGCCTTGTGTGCTTTAACTTCTTATCTGGAGTTGAAGAACAAGGCGTTCTATTATGATATAATTCAAAAATCTAAAGCTAGACAGAAAGAACTAACAAATGAAATCGAAGAACTACGTGCTAAAGGGACTAATGATAGCAATGATCGCGCTGACATCTTGCGCTCCGAGCTCATCAACGAACGTAAAACCCTTGAACATCTATCAGCCGTCTATTCTCTCTCTGGAAAAGGGTAAAGCCGTTATAACTAAAGACGGTATCTATACACCTCAGACTGATGAGGTTTGGCATTCAGATGCTCGTTATAGAAAATTAGAAAGAGAGCTGTATTAAGCTCTCTTTTTTTACTTCTTTATAAACTTATCTGGAGATTTAGAAAACTTCTTACCGAAGTTAACGATTCCCTGAATAATCTCAGGTGAGATAACTCCTGTTATACCATATATAACAGCTTTGTGTAAATCTAAAAGAGCTAAATCGTGTATTAACGCCCACATAATAGTAGAGGTTAATGACGCAACAAAGATTTTCTTAAGTTGACACACCAAACCTGAGCTGTCACCCATTGATAATAGACGTGCTAACATTGAAGCAGCACCTATTACCGGTATAATCCACCCTCCATTAAGAAACTCTTCAAATAAAGATTTTTCTGAATCCATTTACATATTATTTATGGCTTCTGCACATAAACTTTCATGTATTCTGGTTGCGAATGCGCAAACCTATGGATTTTTGAGTGTGAAGTTACATATATATCGAATACATACGCTTTACCTCTCGATGCTTTCTTACTAGTAACTGCGCTACCTCTATCTTGAACAATAAAATTACCGTCTCCAATCTTACCTTTAAGCTCGGGTATATAGAGCTTGGTACCGAACTTAAAATTTGGATGAGCTGCTACCGAGACACCCTCTTTTGCACGTTTAGATCTTTGACATGCTACTCTAGTACCCCATTTACCATCTGTACTATAATAAGTGATTCTCGCTGTGTATACGTTACCTATAAGCTTTTCAGCACTATAGCATGGTGTTAAGTATAAGAACGATAACAAAACAACATACAAATATGATCGTTTAATCATTATCTATGATCTCGTAAGTTGTTGTTATTTTACATAAAAATGTAGGTAGCTCACGTAGTGGCTCGGGTAGCATCTGTATAACATGATCATAATCTTGTTTTGCACGCCCCATGTCTGTATACACACTATCAGAAAAGTGAGGTAACACTTCACCCTCTTCAGTTATAAAAGCATAAGCATACTCAATTTTTGGCTCTGGTTCTATCTTTTTCTGTGTTTTCATGTTTAAAATTCATTTTTCCATGCAAATTGAGATGATTTGCAGTCAATATCTATATCCCCTTCTGTATATTCATTATCGCTAAACAATTCCTGAATAGTTTCTTCAGTAAATGTCTGGTGTGTTAGAACAGTCTTAAAGACTTCAATCCAATCTGAAAGATTAGCTTCAGCACTCATCGTTAGCTCTATTTTTTTATCAGGGCAGAATCCTCCCTCAACAGTAACCTTAATTGGTGTCTTTTTTTCGTAGTTCATATATATTAATATTTTAATGGCGTTATTTCGGAAATCAAGCGCTGGGTGTGTGCACTATATTTTGTTTGTTTTAAATACTCTAGAATAACATCAATGGCTTGTTTACTGTCATATTCATGTAATTTATGTATAATAGAATATAAGGGTGCGTCTCTATTATATTCATCGCAGTTTTGAATTTCAGTAAGCTGATCCACAAGATCTGCAATTTGTTGATCATTAAGAATAACCATATCTGTATATGGCTGTCCACTTAAAGCATTCCAAGCTAACCTAACCCTGTTCCATAAAGAACGTGAAGGATGTTGACTAAACATTGCAATCTCAAGCCCTAAGCCTTGCTCGTACTGAAAACACAGCACACCACATCTGCACTCACAAATATAATATTTATTATTCATGTTGTTCAACCTTTCTTTTTAAAAAATAATATTTAAAATGTTGTTTAATTTCATCACTAACATTTGAATTCCACCTTAATACACCGTCTTTATCTTTAACTACATCTTTGAAAGCATCTATTGATGGTGTATATTTCTTTCGCGTGTCGTATTGTCTGTTTGATGCTGTTCCGTGAAATTTATGATACACGTCACCTGGTATATTAGATGATATACGACCCCGTACATGGCTACACCATTCTATAAAGAATGATTGATCGCTACCAATATATTTGTTAAGCTTTTTATATATAAACCCTATTTTTTCTGTAATAGCAGCTGCTATTACCCTATCACCACCACCTGAAATACAACGTTCGTATAAACCTCCAATTTGACGCCATGTTTTCCTTGTACACGACCAAGCAAATCCAGGGTGCCCCGCCCATACCGTTGGATTGTAATTAATAACTGTTGGTAATGTCTGGTCTATATTATTATCAGCATCTAGCCAATGCGCTTGCGTAAACAGCTGCACGAAATCGCAAAACTCTAATTGCGTGTATAAATCATCAACCCATTTTTTGTTTTCGAATTGAATATCAGCATCTACCCAAGCTAAAACTGTATATTCTTCTGGTACTATTTTTTCCGCTAAATTAAGCAATGCTTCTTTTTGCCATAATATGCTATCATCTTCACCTACTACCTGCTTCCAATTAGGGTAGCAGGTAGTAGCAGGTGTTTGGTTTGGTAAAACGAGCTCAACACCATATACTGGTACATTAAACTCACTCATGTGCTGAATAAAACTATGAAGATTACACTCTTGAAGTGAACAATTATAAAAATTATAAAAGCAGGTTATACAGGCAATATTATTTACCATATATTAATCAATTCTATTCAATATAAGTATAGACGCTACTGCAAAAATCATAAAGCTAAAGTAAAATATAATATCATTTGTCATTATCTTATTTCTTTGATTTCTAGTTCGTCTAATATTGTACTCACACATCCATCAAAGTCAACTACAGAATACTGATGAAAATGACCGCAATAGTGACGAGATGCTCCACAAAGTTTGATTAACACATCATAATCTTTGCGTTCTTGCACACACTCATCCCAAAGTGTTTCATCACGATCACACCAACTAGAAATTCCATCTTTGTCAAATGGACCACTCCATGTAGGTGCGCTATGAGTCACAAGAACATCGCAACGTTTTATCTTAGAATGATCTAAGACAAACTTTTCATCAGTCCAATACGACACTCCTTCTTTTCGAATCTTACGATCAATACTAACAGCGCCTCCAACAAACAAAAACTCTTTATCATTTAGAGTAAGCGATGTATAGTCTGGGAGCAACTTAAAATTACTCATGCTTACTCTTCCATTAAAATAAGATGGATCATCATGATTGCCTCGTATGCCAATAAAGTCAATGCCCTTGCCACCAAAAAAACTATTGATATAGTCAAACTGACGAGATTGTTGTTTGTCAAGTTTAAATCCAATACCCAAATCGCCCACACCAATCAAAGTAAAGTTACGAATTTCTGACGCTTTAATTTTCAAAAAGAGATGATCCCATTTACCATGGATGTCTCCTACTATGTAAATTGGCTTGCTCATACCTTTATTATATTAAAGTTCCTCATCAACAGGCTTATAACCTGCTTTCTGCGCTTCCTCATCACACAATGTAGTATACCACGATCCGCGCTTGCATAGTTGTCCACGCTTTCCAGTATATTGGCAAGTAAGTGAAGAAAGATGTTCGGCATAACGAACCATACCTTTTACAACATCATTGCCACCATCATAATAGACACGTAGTGTGCCAAACTTTTCTTTGTATTGAGCTATCGTTACAGAAGGTGGAGAGACTCCAATATAAAGATCCAGACGATTAAAAAGAATTTTATCAATCGTACTTACAATATTACGAATACATGCAGCAAAAGTTTTGTTAATTTTCTCTCTCTCTTCATTGCTTGGAGAAGCAAACTTTGCGCCTTTGGGCAGTCGCTTTTCAAAATCTCTATATGGATTGAACTTTCTATAAATTGGATCTCTCACATACTTCCAATATAGTTGACGAAGCTTTAGACGAAGTCTTTGCTTAGGGTTAATTTCAGTATGCTTATGATTAGACACATAGTCATCAATACAACCAAACAATGAATCGACAATGCTCATCCATCCAATTGGACAATCATTCCAACAACGTTGACTTTGTGGCAATAACTCCCCATTCTCATTAGTTGGAAACAAACGAGGATATTTTTTAAAGAGATACTCTTCAAATATATCACCATCCTCTATTTCACTTAGAATATGTTCTTTTAGTTCTTCTACTGATTTATATTTCATGTCCACATTTTTTGATAGTGTTTGATGATAGTCTTCATAGCCCACATATCTTTTTCTTCAATTAGCGCTTCAAGACGACGAACCTCAGCATATGCTTCTTTATATGACATACCGTAAAGCTCTTCACAGCTTCTCATTGTACAGCTTCCATCTTTATTCTCAACAAAAATATCACCCGCTTTTGAATTTGGTGTTGGATATGAATTTTCATGCTGTTCTTCTAATTGTAGTCGCTCAGTTTTAATATAATTATAAACTTCACGAAGCTCACGATCTGTTTCCAACACAGAATCTACATATTGTTGTGATACATATCCCTTTTCGAGATCTTCAGCATAGTCATAGTTATCACTAAGTCCTTCTTCTTGCTCTACATAGTGAATGAGACAAGTGAAAAGCAAATGAGGAATGAGTGACACCTTATCGCACCATGTATTTGGAATAGTTTTTGTCAACCACTTTTGACGTGGATTAAAAAATGCAGATATTTTGTATCGTATATCCCACCAATAAAAACTATTAAACAGCAATGATGGATGTTTGAAAACTCTGCAAAAATTAGTTGTATATGTATCTATTATCATATTAGTATTCTTCTTTCCAAGTATCGTGTAGATTATATCTCAGCATACGATGAGATGCAAGCAAAAAGTTAATTGGGTCTTGAACACCAATATCCCCATTATTACATTCTTCAACAATATATTTTGTTACTGCTTCTTCTAGTTTGAAGAGACGATGTGCTTCATTGACATAGCGAGTAATTTTATCTGGCAACGCTGAATAGGAAAGATCCTCACCAGCAATTGGTACTCGCTCGTAAATTTCAAACAACAGTTGTCGCACTTCCTTTTCAGAAAGATCAGACACAAATTCAATTGTAGTTTTCATCTCTAAAAAGTCTATCAATTTTTTCTAAGTTGTCAACTATAGAATCTTGTGACATTGTAATGTTTCGTGCAATATACATGCGATTACAAATGTCTTTAAGAATCATAAGTTGATCCAAAGAATTGTATTTGTCGATTCGCTTTAAATCTGCTTTATCAGGAATAGTTGTCATAATCATATTTTATCAGAGTTCCATTTCTTAATTGTTTTTAGAAATGCTTCGGCGCGTTGGGCTGCGGTTGCACAAAAAAGATCAGGATACATTCCAGCTTCGGGACTCTCGATGTAACACATTTCCATACTTGTTTTAGGTAAGGTAATCCTATCGAGTTTATTTCCGTAGTTGTAAAGTTGTTCGTTTGTTAGCACCTTTTCCGCTTTGTGCATCGCGTTGAGGTCGTTGCAGTAGTCGGGAAGGCGATTACCTTGCGGATTGAAATAATCCCACTGACCATCGCATCCGCACGATGTGATCTTTTTCTCCCAAACCCCACGCATGCCACACGCTTCTGCGATGGCGATGTTGATTTGTTCGTCTGTCATAATTATATTTTATTGTTTTTTCCAAACCCAACGCTTTGGTTTCTTTGATTCCAAATACGCTAAATACGCTTTATAGTCTCTGTCAGCTTGGCAACCCTGTGGTCCTCTGCAAGCACTTCTCAAAGCTCCGTATTTTAAACACGAGCATTCATAAGTGACTTTAGGTTTTTTATTCATATTTTACTTTTGTTCCTTCCATTGCCATTCTACTGATCCGCTGTTATCGACTTTCCATTCTGCATAGCCACGTTCTATAGCTTGTTTTTTGAGCGTGTCTCTTTGCCACAATGCAGCAAATGCTAGAATAATTGCACAAAAAAACATTACAGCTAAAAATATAAAAGGTCTTGTATCACTCATATTACCAGTGTCGTATTGTATTTGTCATAATAAAAAAGCAAGTGATTAAATTCACAATCCAAAAAATTGTTCTTACTATTGCAGCGATGTCAGATTCACGATCATCGTCGCTAATCTTTGATCCCATTGCTTTAGCCCATATTCTCCAAAGCTTCATATCAGCAAAGATTTCTCAATCCGTCTTGTTTAATTTCTTTTAATTCTTCCAGCAGTTGTCGAGCTTTCTTTTCCAATGCTTCACGACAATAGTTGTATGTACCATCTGGTCGTTTACCATTCGACACAAGCTCGACAAAATTCCGTAATTTCTCATACTCGATGAGAGAGTAAATTTCAGTTGGACTTAGCGGTTGCATAAACTCATTATATCATAGTTCCTTTTGTTTGTAAACAATAAAAATCATAACTCCCAAGTTTGCGAGCTTACAGTGTCGCCACACTGATCACATGGCTCGTCATCATAGTGCCAACTGTCTGGTTGAAAGCATTTAATTAAATCGTCGAGAAGCACTGTTCCCTGCTTGCGTTCTTCTTTAAATCGCTCGCAAAGATAATCAATAAGCTCATCAATTTCTTTTTCCGTAAAGTCGTATCGTGGATCTTCTCCACCGACAAATTTACCATTGATTTCGGTATAAAAAGCGGTACAACCTTCACTGATTGTAATTTTATATTTCATAGTCTCGCTTTGATAAACTCTACAACATCTTCAAAGAAATATTCGTCATCATCATTCAAGCCATAATACTCTCTTGTTTGATAGTAGTTTTTAGTGACGATGCCCATCATGTCCATCTTGTTGTAATTATAGCGAGGTGGAAGATTGTCAATGAGAACATTGTCTTTATCAGCGATAGGCATTGGAAGAGTGCCTTCGCCACCATAGCCATGTGAAATGCTATACTGCTGAATGTCTTCGCGTGTGTAGATGTGATCGTTATCTAAACCAAATTCACCGAGTCGATTCAAGCTTTCAGCATAGTCACGAGTTGCGCTTGTAAGAATATAAACATTTTCTTTGCCTACGACACTGTTGTAGTATTCAAATAGGCGCTTTGCGCACGGACGAATCATCGTACGATAGGTATGCATGTCTTCACTGAGTATAAACTCAACATACTCGGTAGGCGGCATGCTGTTTACATATGTATGCAAGATACACTCATCTAAATCTTGAAATATTCTTTTAATCATTTTACCCTTGTTTGATACGTTTAATAATATCTTCTGTACCTTGAATTATATCCACAACCTTTTCACCCTCCATCACTAGAAGGCGTGGAACAGACTTAATGTTATTTTCTTTAAAGAAAGTAATATCGATGTCTGCGTCTTTTACTTCAACCTTATCAGTTAGACTATCGGCTTTGAGTCGTGCCTTAACTACTTGACACGGACCGCACCAACCAGCACTTGCTAAAATTAATTTCATATTATTGATTGTTTTTAAAGTGGGTTCTAAATTCTGAATAACCGACAAGCGCGCTGTATTCATCACCATCTGCATCAATTATAATACCCTCATCAAGATACCACTTGTAGAGAGGCTTTTTATTAAATGCAGCGTCAAAATTTTCTGTATATTTTGCTGTAGGTGGTTCTGATTTAATGTATCGACCTGTAATATCGTTTTTAGCTATATTTCCTGTTGCCATAATTATTCGAAAATTTCTCCTCTCACCTTAATAGCGTATTCGTCTTCTTCAGAGCAATTAAAGATGTAATCGTAAAGCCAGTCGTTATCCCAGCCGATCTCTTTAGTTAAATCAGCATAGATATTCTCTTGCTCTTTCTGAAGTTTAATTACTGCTTCTTTTGCTGCTTCTACTTTCGTCTGTTGGTCTTTACTTAGTTTCTTCATACCATCTGTCGTGTTTTTTTCTATACTCTTCTATTAAAATTCTAATGTTACTTAGCGCATTGCTCAGATCTTCTTCATCAAAAATAGCATATGCAAGTTTAGCTTCCCTTTCAATATTATCAATAAGCTTTTGTTCAGCTGTAGGATATTTTTGACGATTCTCTCTGAACCGCTCTTCCATTTCTTTGCGTTGAGCTGCAATCTTTGCTTTACTTTCTGCAAGCTCTTCATCAGATAGCTTTTGCGGTTCTTCATGTTTAACCAACTCTATATCACCAATTAACTTACCATCTTTAAAGAGTGCAGAATATTCGACCCACCCGCGGACGAACCTCATCCAATCATCGCTATTTCCAGCATGATCATCGAGTTCATGATATTCTGGATGACTATAGCTTTCATAGAAGCAAATGTTTCCACTAAAACATTCTTTCTCATACCACTCTGCATCGACTACAAAGCGACCCATTGCGGCTATCTTTTCACTAAACGGTGCATCGTCAGCAACCTTTTTGCCCTCATCCCAATGACCTTCAACCTTCTTAAACCACAATTGACCATTCCCATCAATCCTATAGGTTGACATTGCTTGATTTGGCGTGTCTTTCGTTTGAAAGGCAATATCACTTACTTTATCTCCCCAATGAGAGATAATCGCATCTGGCAACTCTGGTAGAGTTGTTCCTACTCTTATATAATCGAACATTCCTATGACGTTATCCTCACTCTCTATTTGTTAGTTGTTTATTTTGTTAGTGACTGCGCTACAATCAAGCCTAAGTTAGATACAGCGTACCCTCCCCAGACTACGCCCCATGCGTAGTTTTGTTTATAGCAATGAGCAATGCATACACAAGTATATAGTACGAATGCTAAAAATACAACTATATTTTCAAATGTTAACTGCATATACTTTTACTAAAATTCTTAACGCAACTTCTAGCCGAATTTGGCACGTAGTACTTTCGTTTTTCTTTCCAACTATCCGCTGAATGAATCTCAATCTCTCCGGAAGTTTTATGTGAGTAAATCATAACGCCGCGAGGTTTAGGTATATCTGGACCAGAAAAAGCACACGACTTACAACTACGAAGACCGAGCTCCTGCCGACCTTCTTCTACTAGGTTTCCACATCCACAGAACATAACTTATTATATTAGAGTTCCTTAATTTTGTTTTGCAGCCCAATCCATAATCTCGTAATGAAATCCCTTTTCAGAGATACCAGGCTTAACACTTATGTATGCGATAGGTTCAACACCAGCACCTTCTTTATAGATCATAACACGGTTTGTATCTACATCTAACTCAAAAATATATTTACCAATTGTACCTTTATACATTATCTTTATTGCGTTCCTGTTCAAGCAGTGATAGAAAGTTAGTAGCGAAAGCTAATTTATATAGCGGATTAGTAAACTCTAACACCTCACCGACGATGTTATTTATAATATTGCGGATACTAATATCAATAACTTTTTCCATACCATCTACAAATTCATATTCCATATCTACAAGGACGCCGTCCTGTGCACTCTGCATATCTATCATTCTAAATACATGCATCATGCTGTAAGAATTTCGAGGGCCTTGTTGGAAAGATTCTCCGTTGAAAGAGTTCGTACTAGCTTCTCCGGTGTAAACTTACGATGTGATTCATACTCAGTGACAGCGTTCAAGGCATCCCACATAGTTTTACCTTCATTGCCAATTCCTCGCGCGAACCGTTCAACAATAGTTTCGCGTTTACCGAGAAGCTTGGTTGTATCTTCTCTATTGTTGTGAGAAGGGAGAAGACGCTGAACGAGTTGTCTCATTTGATCTTCGGTAAACTTCTTACCTTGAAGCATTTCAACAGTCTTATTAAAGGTCTTAACTACGTTAATGTTGTTTGTGATCTTATTGACGAGATCACCAACGCTGTCATCGAAAGAAAAGGAGTGACGAAGTCCACGGCCTCTACGCTGCTCAGCTTCGTGCTTTACAATATGAAGCATGTTATCGCAAATAATTCTCCGAGTAGATGGAATAATTTTATTAGAATTAGAACCAGAGTTATCAATAACAGTATAAAACATGCCATCAATCTTATCTCCGTTAATATCAAATTGCTCATTGAGTTTTGATTGAAGGACAATGCGCTTACCGTTACGTGAAAAGGTATATCCGGTGTGCTCAATCCCACCTACCTTGTCTGTTGCGGTATGTACAATATCGAGCATTTCATCAAGCTGAATTGGACGGTATTTATCACGACATACACCTAAGTGATCTCGTGTATCTTCACGCATTAGCGTATATAGCCCGTTGACTCGCGCGCCGCGAGAATCAAAGACTTCTTCTTTTACAACATTGAAACGAGGGATGTCCTCGAGTGACGTAATGTTAGTAATGAATCCCATATTATTTTATTCTATTGTGTTGTTTTGTTGTTTGTTTCTAATTGCAGATTGTTATTGTCTACCTTTTCATTATGGCACAGTTCCTTAAAGATATCAAGATCATATTTTTTAAATTTATTCTCAATTATTTTATATTGCTTATAAATCTTACAAACTTCTGTAGCAAGCTTTTCAAATCTACGTGCATCTTTTTCTTCAGGAGAACTGTAATAATTCCAATAGCTAGTATAGTTAAAGTCTATATCATTACATTCCTGTCTTAACTGCATGCAGTGCCTAACTTCATGGAGAAGAGTTGCGATAATAAATTTTAATGAAGTTCCTTCATTAGTGTTAATACATATTACTTTACGCTTATCGTAATAATAAGAATAGTTTCGCTTTGATCTTTCTACCCGCAAAGTAACTCTTCTCTTCAATTTTATAATTCTACTCAATATAAACGAAATAAGATCATAATCAAGATTAGTAATCTTAACTATACCGTTCGTTGGCTTGAATTTAATCATCCCACTTTACGTATAATAGGATCGTCACAACCAGATTGCAAGAGTCTCTCTCTAGCTAGTTGCGCTTCATCAAAAGTATCAAGTTTTTCTTTAAGAATTTTTAATAGACCATCCTTACCTTCTCGATATTCGATAAGGTATGCACCATACTTAAAGGGCTGTCTAATCTTTTTTCTCATATTTAGATTTATAGTATAATAAGGTTTTTAATATTCCATCGTCAAAATTAATTTGGGTTTTGAGAGAATCAATGTTATTATAAATAGACTCCATTTTGTAACATAAATCGTGTCCTGGTCTATCTGCTACAAACTCAATATAATTAGTAATTAAATAACCTCTATCATATCGCTCATTTACATTAACTAGATGCTTTATAATTTTACGGATTAGCTCAATATTCTCGTATCGTTTCTCGCCCCAAATATTATATAACGATCTAGCATTTTCAATATGCAAAATCTCTAATAGTGCTTTAGCATGGTCAGAAACAAATATCCATTCGCGCATATTCTTTCCATCGCCATACACAGGAATTTTCTTACCCTTATGTAGTGTGCGAAAAATTGTAGGTATTAATTTTTCGTCGTGTTGACGTGGACCATAATTATTACAGCAACGCGTAACAGTAATGTCTAGCTCATAAGTAGTTCTATAAGAAAATGCTAGCATATCCGAACCTGCTTTTGATGCAGAATAAGGTGATCTAGGATTAATAGGTGTTGTCTCTAGAAAGGGGTAATCATCGTAATGCAAATGACCGTATACCTCATCAGTAGAAACATGTACCATTCTAGCGTCAGGTACATACTTTCGCATGCATTCTAGAACATTACCAGTACCAACTACATTAGAATTGACAAACGATAAAGGGTCTGTGATAGACCTATCGACATGAGATTCCGCAGCAAGGTGGATAATGTATCCTGGAAGATGTTCTTTAAAAATATTATGTAGTTCATCATCACAGATATCGATATAGTAATTTATAACGCGAGGGTCGACCGCTACGTTATTTATGTCAGACCCTACTCCTAGCTTATCAATATTAATAATTTTTTCGATACTGATATTCTTTAAAAGCTCGTCAATAACATGAGAGCCAATAAAACCACAACCACCTGTAACTAGATATATATTTTTATTCATGCAATCCAACTTTCTTATTAGTTCTGTGCTCAATAGCCTTTACTAAATTTGCACATTCGAGGAGATCATCATGATTACCGCAGTCAAACCAGAACCCGTCTAGCTCTTCTACTGATAACCCTTCTTCCTCATTTAATTTACTAATAAGGTCAACAATTTCAAGCTCTCCTCTTTTTGATGGCTTTAATGATTTAGCTAAACCTACTGCAGCATGAGTAAATACATACAACCCAACAACTGCATTATCGCTTATGTATTCTGTCGGCTTTTCGATAATATTAATCAAATTATTTTTATCGTCTAATTCTGCAACTCCATAAGCAGACGGATCTTTTACTTTATAGGTGAAAATCGTATTAGGTACAGCTTTTAATTCTTTGTTAGTAATAAAGACATTATCACCTAAAATGAGAGCTACATCATCATTAACGCCAATGAAATGCTCACCGATAATAAACGCCTCTGGAAGACCACCAGGCTTTTCTTGGATAGCGTATTCAAGTTTCAAACCATATCGTTCACCATGCTTAAGTTGATCTTGAAACAATCTACACTGCTGTGCATCGGATGTAATAATTAAGATCTCTATAATGCCCATATCCTTCAGAGTCTGAAGAGGGTAGTAAATCATTGGTTTATTATAAACACAATGTAGTTGCTTTGATACTGCTCTCGTTGTAGGTGAAAGTCTCGTGCCTTTACCTCCTGCCAAAATAATACCTTTCATATTACTTTATATTGCTTAATGCTTGACCAATAGCTGATCCTTCGGTTTGAATCTCAAAATCAGGAAATAATGTTTTAAGTTTATCTATAGATAATACACAATTCGATCTTGGTGCTGTAATATTAATACCCTCGATATCTACGAACTTCCAATTTTTATTTTCTAAATTATAAGCTTTCATAATTCCTGTTACAAACTCTGCATCTTGAGCCTCAGGATTTACAAAGTTAATAACGCCAATAGAACTTGTTGAAATATTCTTAGTAATAATATACTCAATGAAATTACACAAATCCGGAATATACGTTTTGGAGTTCTTATAGTTGACTAGATTATCATATTTTAGAATCTTAGTAATATAACTCCTTTCATTTAAATCATCACTGAAAGGCATTCTTACTCGAATAGTACATCCGTAATCGTTTAAGGTCTCAAACGCATGCTTCGATTTAGAATAAAAAGATGAATGATCGTATAAGCCGAAATTTGGCTCGTCATGCTCTGTAAATTCCTTATCATAACCTGTATAGATACAGCCAGACGAAATATGAATATAATTTATACCAACATCTTTACAAATTTTACTAATTTTTAGAGGTAAAAGAACGTTAAGATACCAGCATTCTTTCTTTTTAAGCTCTCCTTCATCTACATTAGGTCTTCCTGTAAACCCAGAGCAGTTAACAACATAACTGATATCGTGATTGAGGATAAATTTTCTAAGTTCTAGATTATTACTATAGTCGAGATCTTTTTTTGACTTTAAATAATAATTAATATGTTCTTTGGCTGAATGACAAAACAATTCAGTTCCAACATACCCGGCTCCTAAAATTAAAACATTATTCATCTATTTGTTCGGTTTCAATCTTATTATATTTGAAACCTGTAAATTTTCCAGCTAAAACTATTTTATATTTTTTAAGGGAAGCTGGGGGCACCATAGATAAATCAGTCAAGCAAACAATAGAGCATTGCTGCCCGTCATTATTGTAAAAAGATAATATACCTGAGCCTGTTATATCGTAAAACTCGCCTTTATAACTTGCTGCAGTATTGCACGTATTCTTTACTATAAGAAATTTTTCATCACCGATAGTAAACACATCCATAGGATGCAATTCATTTATTGAAAGGAATTCACCACTCATACTATCTTTAGTATAAAATGCACTCATAAAAAATCAACAGTGATAATTAAGGTATCGTTGAGCAGCTTTAGCGGTATTATTACCTTTGCTTTTTTGTTTAGATTTTAATGATTTAGCCTTAGAACAGGTCATTTTACCCGAGACCTGTCTTTTGAGAATACCCGGTCTAACAGGCTTGTGAATATCCTCAGCGTCTTCACTCTTAGGCTTAGATTCTACTTTTTTAAGTTTGGTATAATATTCCTTATCCTCCGCGAGGTGATGCTTAGCTATTATAGTAGCAATAGCTCTATAATTTGTATGTTCTAATTCAACTTCGATCCCTTTTTTTAGCTCTTCAGGATCGTATTGAATTTCAGGATTTACCTCTTTGAAGAATGACTTAAACGCCTTCATTCATATATTTATAGATTTTCACGAATATACTCTATAATATCATTATAAGTACATTCTTCGTTTTCAGCGATACACGTTTCTATTTGCTCTCTAAAACATACAGACATCTCTGATAATTCATCATCATCCATGTCTATTTCCAATAATGTAGATATTTCATCTAGTGATTCTTGTATTTTATCAAAATGGGTTTCAAGCTTCTTAATAAGAGTCTCTTTTTTCATTGATTTTATTTAGGTTTTTTAGCTCAAAACCTCTAATTTATTTTGCTTGTAGTGTGTTAAAATGTTCTGAATGTCGCTCTTAAGGTAATTGCAGTGAATAGGCTGCCATTTATCCTCTTTGAGATAAAAGACTATAATCTTTTTACATTTTTTACCTGAGATTTTTTCATACATATAAGCATACATTGACATCTGAAGAGCGTAATTATTAAACTCACAATAAGGCAAATGACTTATAGGATCTTTGAAGTGGTCGTTAAAGTCACTGGAAAAGTTAAATCTTTTGTTAGTTTTAAAATCTCCAATAGTAAAATAATCACCATGATCGTAGATTAGATCAGCAGTACCAGCTACGACATACTCATCATTATGGAGTAAGTTCTCACTATATATTTTCTTGTACTTATCAATGGAGTAAGATATAACTTTATCGTATGATTTGTAAAGCCAGTCGTAATCATCGGCTTTTTCACCAAAGCTAACATAGTTCTCCATTAACTTGTGAATTTTAGTACCTCTATCAGTAGCTTTTTTATTTTCCTTTTGCCACATCTCTAAAACCATTTCCTGCGATACACCTTCTCTCTCAGCTACTCTAAGTGAATGTTTATCTTTATCAAACGGAGTTTTATATTTGCCTAGCAGAGTAGTTACCGAGATATATTGCTCGTCTGTCTTTGAATTGGTATATGTGTGTTTTTCTTCATTAAAAACGATCATTTATTTAAAATAGACTAAAAAGTATTAATTGCAATAAATATGTATATGGGTGTAAAAATATCCGATCTTCCAGAAATAACAATACCCTTTAGCGGTGGTGAAAAAATTCCTGTTGTTCAATCCGGCGTAACAAGAGCTAGCAATCTTAGTTCTTTTGTAAATTTTCTATCAGGAGCACTACTCGCTGATTCAGAGTTAAAAGCTCTTTCAGGCGCCTGGCAGTCAAATTACACGACAACTAATTCTAATAGCGCTAATTGGAGTAGTAATTACACGACAACAAACTCTAATAGCGCTAATTGGAGTAGTAATTTTACAACAACTAATTCTAATAGTGCTAATTGGAGTAGTGTCTATACGACTGTATGCGCTACTAGTGCATCTTGGGCTGCAGGTGGTACTAATTTAGCTACAGTTACTAACTACCTATCTACAAATGATGTATTATTGAGCTCAGCTACTATATTAAATACACTCTCTGCTAGATCCTATGTAAATAACCCAACAGGTAAGACGATATATGTCGATGCTGCTACAGGTACAGATACACGAACTGGTCTTAGTAAATATGATCAATTTAAACCATACGCTACACTCTCAGCTGCAGAAACTGCTTCAGTAACCGGTGATTTAGTTTATGTAAGAGCAGGAACATATGCAATTAATTCTCAGATCAACCTTAACGATGAGGGTAATTTATATTTTGAAAATGGAACAACTGTTAATATCGCAACAGGTGTTACAGCGTTTTCATATAGTCAAAATTCTGTTCCAATTAATATTAGAGGATATGCAGATTTCATATTAGCTGCGGGTGAAACAGGTGTATTAACAATGAGTGGTAATAATACAACAGTTGTTAATTTTGAGTGTAGTTCTATCGTTAATCCAACAAATAATTCTACTGGTACACTCTTTAATTGTGCGTCAGGTGTGTTGGGTGTTGATGTAAGATTAATACAAGCGGTAGCTGCTACTGTGTTTAATATTACAGGCACTGGAAAGGTTACATCAAGAATTCCATTCGTGTATTGTGGAGTATTTTTAAATGGTGCAGGTGCTGCTAATCCAGGGGGTGCTACTGGTGCTCTATTTAATACCGATAATTGGTCAGTAACAACATATAATGTAACAGCTGGTATGAATTTAAATTTAATTACAACAAATTTTAGAATGGTGAATTATGTTCATACTGCTGTTGGTATTGCATATAATTGGTCAGAAGATACAACAGTAGAAGCTCATGGTTTCCGAGGAATTGCTTGGAATAGTGTTTATGGTAAACCTAATATAACATTTAACTCTTCTGCTGGTTCAACAACTAGTAAACTTATTAGATTAGACCAAACAAATGTAATGCGATATGCATCAACAAACAGTTTAAGCTCTAATGTGCCTATAAATGTAGCTACATATGGTACATTTGCACCAGTGCCAGCAACTTCAAACGTTACATTTAAGATTGGTTCATTCACAGTAGATGCAGACGTAAACAATTACTAATAGATAATAAATAAACACATGGGACAACAAACATTATATAACGACTTAGTAGTCAACGGCAACCTTAGCTTTGGCAGAACTACAAGCAATTTAAGTATTGGCCTTAGTGCCTTAGCTTCTAATACAATTGGTAATAATAATGTTGCACTTGGAAACCAAGCGTTACGTAATAATACAACTGGGTATGAAAATGTTGCGATAGGAAGTCAAGCGTTACATACTAATGCAAATGGCAATAATAATGTTGCGATAGGTAACGATGCATTAAGTGCTAACACAACTGGTTTTGATAATGTTGCGATAGGAAGTCAAGCGTTACGTAATAATACAACTGGTTTTGATAATGTTGCAGTTGGTAACGATGCATTAAGAGCTAACAATGGTTCTAGAAACGTTGCATTAGGATTTCAAACGTTGTTTGGTAACATAGGTGGTACTGGTAATGTTGCATTAGGATTTCAATCGTTGTCTAGTAATAATGGTTTTGAAAATGTTGCAGTAGGATATCAATCGTTACGTGCTAATACAATTGGTAATAATAATGTTGCGATAGGAAGTCAAGCGTTACTTAAGAATACAACTGGTATTAATAATGTTGCATTAGGATATCAATCGTTGTATAGTAATACATCTGGTTTTAATAATGTTGCATTAGGAAGTCAATCGTTGTATAGTAATACATCTGGTTTTAATAATGTTGCATTAGGATATCAATCGTTGTATAGTAATACATCTGGTTTTGAAAATGTTGCATTAGGAAGTCAAGCGTTACGTAATAATACAATTGGTAATAATAATGTTGCAGTTGGTAACGATGCATTAAGTGCTAACACAACTGGTATTAATAATGTTGCATTAGGATATCAATCGTTGTATAGTAATACATCTGGTTTTGAAAATGTTGCATTAGGAAGTCAAGCGTTACGTAATAATACAATTGGTAATAATAATGTTGCAGTTGGTAAC